TTACACAATTGTAAACATCGTATTGGGTTTACTGGAACCTTAGATGGATCAAGTACAAACCAACTTGTGTTAGAAGGATTGTTTGGACCAGTCAATAAAGTTATCAAGACAAAACAACTAATTGATAAAGGTCATCTATCAGCATTAAAAATTAATATTTTATTATTACAACATCCAGAATTATTATTTGATTCATATCAAGATGAGATGGATCATATCTGTACTATGGATAAGAGAAATAAATTTATTAAAAAACTTACATTAAACCAAACTGGTAATACTCTTATCCTATTTGCGTATGTAGAGAAGCATGGTCAAGTACTTTACGATATGATAAATAGCAGTGTATCAGAGAATAGAAAGGTATTCTTTGTCCATGGTGGTGTAGATACTGAAGATAGAGAAGAAGTTAGACAAATTACAGAAACCCAAGATGATGCTATAATTATTGCTTCATACGGAACATTCTCTACTGGTATTAATATTAAAAAATTACATAACATTGTATTTGCAAGTCCCAGTAAATCAAGAGTAAGAAATTTACAATCAATAGGAAGAGCTCTTCGTAAAAGCGATCAAAAAGAAATAGCAACATTATTTGATATTGCAGATGACTTTACAAAAGGAGATAGGAGAAACCATACATTAAATCATATGGTGGAACGAGTAAAAACTTACTCTCAAGAGAATTTTAATTATGAGATTATTCCAATCAATTTTAGGAGAAAGGAAGAATGATGTATTCAGAATTTATCGGAATGCTGAAATTAGTTAGTGGTGAAGAAATTATTGGTAAGGTATTAGTATGTGATGAAGAGAATGGATTTATTATTGAAACTCCATTTAGTGTAGAAGAAACTATCATTGAAACACCAGCTGGTGAAATGGTAAAGATAGACTTAAGACCATGGATTAAATTCTCTAAAGAAGAAATTCTATTTGTAGAGAAAGAAAAGACAATAACTATCTATGAAGCTGATGATAGAATAGAAAAGATATACACTAGAACATTACGTAAATATTTCTTCCAAGAAGATACAAGTAAATTAGATCTTAATGAAGAGATGGGTTTTAAAACTAAAGTAAATGATGCAAGAAGTAGCTTAGAGAAGATCTTTAAAGATAGCTAAGTTGTTCTCTGAACCCTAGCAGAGTTATTATACAGACATTTTGACCACTTGTCAAGTCTTTGATATTGTGGTATACTATGAACAATTACGAAAGCTAATAGCTGGCATGTACCATGAAGAAAAAAGAACATTATGTAAACAATAAAGAATTTTTAGAAGCGATTACAGTTTACAGAAATAAAGTTATTAAGGCAAAAGAATCTGAAGAACCAAGACCAAGAGTACCAGAATACATTGGTGAGTGTTTTCTTAAGATTGCAACACATTTATCTTATCGACCAAACTTTGTCAACTATATGTTCAAAGATGATATGATTTGTGATGGTATAGAAAACTGTCTACAATACATTGATAATTTTGATCCAGAAAAATCTTCTAATCCATTTGCTTATTTTACTCAAATTATTTACTTTGCATTTTTACGTAGAATACAGAGAGAGAAAAAACAGTTAGATATTAAAACAAGAATCCTAGAAAAATCTGGATTTGATGAAGTGTTTACTGCAGATAGCTCAGTACTAGGATATGATTCTTCCACAATGAATAGTATTAAAGAGTCCCTTGAAATTAAAGTTAATCGATGACCATTGCCCTTATTACTGATCAACATCTTGATGGAAGAAAAAACTCTCAAGTATTTTGGGATTATTTTTTAAAATTTTATGACGATGTATTCTTTCCTTCTCTAGACAAATATAAGATAAGAAATATTATTGATCTTGGAGATACATTTGATAATAGAAAAAGTATTGATCTTGCTGCATGGCATCGTATTAAGAAACACTATTATGATAAGTTAGCAGAACGTGGTATACAAGTTCATATGATTGTTGGTAATCATACTGCATATTATAAAAATACAAATAAAATTAATACACCAGAATTACTTTTAAATAGTTACGGTAATATTCATATCTATAGTGAGGTTGAAGATATTACTGTGGAAGGATTAAAACTAACAATGCTTCCATGGATTAATTCTGAAAATTATGATACAGTTTTTAATCATTTAAATAATACTGACTCTAAAATTATTATGGGTCATCTTGAGATCAATGGATTTCAAGCTATACCTGGTCATGTATTTGAGGGTGGATTAAAATCAGAATCATTTGATAAATTTGATAAAGTGTTCTCAGGACATTTTCATCATAAATCAGAAAGGGGAAATATAAAATATCTTGGAAATCCATATGAACTTTTTTGGAATGATTATAAAGCAGAAAGAGGATTTCATCTATTAGATGCTAAAACTCAAAAACTAGGATTTATTAAAAACCCATATCGTATTTTTAATAAAATATTTTATAATGATGTAAAAAATAATTATAAAAATTTTAATGCTTCTGAATATAAAGATATGTACATTAAAATTTTTATAGAAGAAAGAAGTAATAATAATTTATTTGAGCAAGTTTTAGAAAAATTATATGACACAGGTGTGCATGATATTAAAGTTATTGAAACTGATAGTTTAAACTTAGATAATTCTGAAGAAACTTTTGAGGGTGAGGATACCCTTACTACACTTAATAGATATATAGATGAAACAGAGAATATAAATCTCAATAAAAATAGTATTAAAAATATTATTAAATCGATTTATGTTGAGGCTTGCGAGGTGCAATAATGTTTATTCTCACAATGTCAGATGAAACTGAAGGAGCATATGCCGTTATAACAAAGGAAGGTGATAAAGTCCTTCAGTTGTTTGAAACTAGTGATGATGCTGAACGGTATGTTGGACTGCTAGAAGCAGATGGATTTCCATCTGTTGAAACAACTGAGATTGAGAGTGAACAGGTAGTTGCGGCTTGTGAGAGATTCGGATATAATTATGTTATAATAACACCAAACGACTTTGTAATCCCACCAAACTTTGATTCGCATGATTTTATTTAAGAATGTAACTTATAAAAATTTTCTCGCTACAGGAAACAATCCTATAACAATTTCTCTAGATTCTACAAACACAACTTTGATTGTTGGTCAGAATGGTGCTGGTAAGAGTACTATCATTGAAGCAATTGTATTTGCATTGTTCAATAAATCTTTTCGTAAAGTAAACAAAAATCAACTTATCAATAGTATTAATGAAAAAGATTGTGTAGTAGAAGTTATATTTTCTGTTGGTGCTACTGAGTGGTTAGTTCGACGTGGAATGAAACCTGGTATATTTGAAATTCATAAGAATGGAATTTTACTTGATCAACATTCGTCTGTAGTAGATCAACAGAAATGGTTTGAACAATATGTATTAAAACTAAACTACAAATCATTCACTCAAATTGTTGTACTTGGTTCTTCCACATTCGTTCCTTTCATGCAGTTACCTGCTGCATCACGTAGAGAGATTATTGAGGATCTTTTAGATATTCGTATCTTTTCCACAATGAATGTTATTCTAAAAGATAAAGTTAAAACATCTGTCGAAGAACTTAGAAATTATGAGACTGATATTGCTTTCCTAAAAGAGAAAGCAGAGATGCAAAGTAATCATATTAAATCTTTAGAAAAAACGGCAAAGAAAACTATATCTCAAAAACAAGATAAAATTGTAGAACTGGAAGATGGTGTTGAAGTATTAAATAAAAATATAGAAACATCAAATGATCATTCAACTAAACTACTAGAAGAACTAACTAAATTTAATGGTATTGATATAAAAATTAAAAAATTAGAAAAAGATATTACAACCAATTCTAATTTAATTATACGTACTGAAAAAGAAGAAAACTTTTTCGTTGAAAATGATGTTTGCCCAAAATGTACTCAACCTATAACTGAAGAAGTTAAGAAAAATCATATTCTACAGTCTTCTAAAATTATTCATGATACAACTCAAATAGTCAAAAAGTATAAGAACCAACTTCAGACAGCAAATAAGCTTATTGAAAAACAGTCTGTTATGAATATAGAAGTATCTGATATTAATTGGGATATCAAATCAAAATTGCAAACTATTAGAACAACTCAAAAAATTATCTCGGATATCAAAAGTGAGATTGAAGATTTAAAAAATGATAGTTTAGATATTGATAGTGAAAAAGAAAAGTTATCTGCCATTGGTAACGAAGGATTATCTGTACAAAAATCTATTACAGATATAAAGGATACCAAAAGAAACTATGATGTTATTTCTTCATTACTCAAGGATGGTGGTATTAAGTCAATGATTATTAGGAAGTATCTTCCTGTTATGAATCAACTTATCAATAAGTATCTTCAGGAACTTGACTTCTACGTAAACTTTACTTTGGATGAAGAGTTTAACGAAAGTATTAAATCTAGACATAGAGATGATTTTACATACAGCTCTTTTAGTGAAGGAGAGAAGATGAGAATTGATCTTGCTCTGATGTTTACTTGGAGATCTATTGCTAAACTTAAGAACTCTGCAAATACAAATCTTCTTATCCTAGATGAAGTGTTTGATTCTTCTCTTGATGTTGGTGGAACTGATGAATTTCTTAGAATTATTAGAGGAGTCCAAGACGATACAAATATCTTTATTATCTCTCACAAAGGAGATGTGCTTCTCGATAAGTTTGATAGAGTTATGAAATTTGACAAGGTTAAAAATTTCAGTAATGTAACAGTTTCATGATAGAAAATTTTAAAGAGTATTTTACTGGTACTTACCATAATGGTAACCAAGCATTTGCCAGACCATTGTTATGGTCTGCAGTACATTTAATACATAAACAGATTGATGATAATTGGTTCTATGGAGAACAACAAAATATTCTACATGAAAAACCATATAGACAATTTGTAATTGAAGTAACTGAATCTGATAATAAAATTATTACAAAAAATTATAAATTAGATAATGAAAAACATTATCATTTAAGAAATATGGATTCTATATTTGATAATTTAACTTATGTCAAAAATTGTGATAGAATATTTACCTTTGAAGATGGTAAATATGTTTCTAAAATGACAAGTTGCAATTGTATTGTTGAATGGAAAGGTCAACAAACTTATGTTGAGAATAGCAGTATCTTGAGTGAGTCTGAGTATCACATATATGATAAAGGATATTCTGTTGATACTAGCGAGTATGTCTGGGGATCTCGTCATGGTCACTATGAATTTATAAAGACCGATAAGGAACCCTTATTAATTGATGGTTGACATCACTCCTATTTTGTGGTATCTTAGCTGTATCGATAAAAAACTATGTCAGTTTCCCAAGTCAAAAGTAATCTTGCAAAACTTCTTGCAACTGAAAACCTGACAGTTGAACATAGTAATGTTTCTACAGCTTCATTTAATGTAGAAACTAGAGTTCTTCAACTTCCTGTATGGGAAAACATTACAGAAGATATCTATGATCTTCTTGTAGGTCATGAAGTTGGACATGCTCTATATACACCAGCAGATTATTATACCGAAAACGTTCCTCAATCATTCCTTAATGTAATTGAAGATGCCCGTATTGAACGGATGATTAAATCAAGATATCCAGGACTTTCGAAGTCTTTTTATAATGGATATGCAGAACTTAATGATCAAGATTTTTTTGAGTTGCGTGGATTAAAGCTCTCTACAATGAAGTTGATTGATAGAATTAATCTTTACTTTAAAATTGGTATTCATAGTATCAATACAATAATTCCATTTTCATCAGATGAACATGTATTTGTTGAGATGACTAGGAATGCCAAAACTTTTGATGATGTTATAGATATCTGCAAAAAACTTATTAAATATGTTGATAAAAATGCAGAGAATGAAAATCTTAATCTTGACGACTTAAGTAATATTAATGAAACTAATCAACCAGATAATGGTCAACAAATTCCAGTTGAATTAAAAGATACAGAATCTAATAATTATGAATCAGATTCTTTGTCTGATGGTAATGAAGGTATGGAGGGAAGTGATTATAATGATGATGATGTAAGTGAGGATTATGAAGATGAAGAATATTCTTCCCACACAGATAAAGCTTGGAATCGTAATACAAAAACTCTTGTAGATACTAATGCATTAGATCATGTTTATATAACTCCACCAACTATTGATTGGTCTCAGTGTATTGAACCAATTGATGTATTCACTGAAAACATGAATAAGAATATTAGTTATCTTGAACAAGCATCTTTAGGATATGATAATACTAGTATTATCGATACTTGGAAAAAATCTTTTACTGCATTTAAAACTGAAAGTATCAAATCAGTTTCTTATATGGTAAAAGAATTTGAAATGAAAAAACAAGCAGATCAATATAATCGTTCCGGTGTATCTAAAACTGGAGTTCTTAATACCAATAAATTATTTTCATACAAATGGACTGAAGATATCTTTAAAAAGAATACGATTATTCCTAATGGAAAAAATCATGGATTGATTATGTATATTGATTGGTCTGGATCTATGGCTAATAATATGACAGGTA